TCTCGGCCAAGACTGGTACGTGTATCGCCGGGATATCACTGCTCCGCACGTCTTCTTGATTGATCAAGATGGCTCACCGAGAGCGTACCATACCGACCCGAGTTACCTGACTCCTTGTGGACTTCGTGTCGCCGAGATCGATCAGGAAACTATACCGGAAGATTTCACGTTCTCTAAGTATCGCATTACGCTGGACGGATTCGTCGCTCGGGAGTTAAGCGAGCAGGAAAAGATCGATCAGACGAAGACTAAACGTACCGTACTACTGAATGGGATTACGGATACTGTCTCCCGGCTGAAGATGCTTGAATCGACCGACAGCCTCGATGAAGAATCACAGGCCGAGTTAAACAAGTATATCACGTACATCAAAGCTTTAATGGGTATCAACTTGGTTGATCCGGTTTGGCCAACACTTTAATGGAGAACGCATGAGCGATTTAACGTTAGTAGCACCCGGTGGGGTGGAGCGTAAAGACATCACCACCGAAGAAGACATCGCAGCGATCCAACAGATTGCCGACAATGCTCTTAACGTGGCCAACACCACGGAACGATACCTCGGTACCCGCGTACCGGTTGGCCGTATGGTGAATGGCAAGACGCTGGACGACGACGTGGTGATCACTGCGGACGATCTGGATACTTACGATAAGACCACGATCGATCAGAAGATCGCTGCCGTGGAAGCAGGTGGCTACAATCCTGTTCGCGTCAATGGTAAGCTGCTCGACAAAGACATCACCCTGACACCAGGAGATATCGGAACGTACAGCAGCTCTGAGATCGACACCAAGGTGCAGGGCTTCGTGCCAAACACCGTGACGATCAATGGACAGCAGTTGAACAAGAACCTGACGCTGACCGCCGCTGACCTCGGGGCCTACACCAGTGGTCAAGTAGACACTCTGCTTCAGGGTTACGTTCCGACCACTCGCAAGGTAAACGGAAAGCAACTCTACCAGGATATCACCCTGGTCGCGGGGGATGTTGGAGCGTACACGAAGGCCGAAGCGGTCCCTCGCACGTACACCATCAACGATATCCCAATGACCGGTACCGGCTTGACGCTGGATGCCAGTGCGTTCAACACGTACACCAAAACGGAAATTGACGCAAAGGTAAATGGTTTCCTTAGCATCAATAATGCCGCCGGTCTGGGTATGACAAATATCCCATACCTGACAGACGGGACAATCCAAGTGCAAACTGTGAATGATTCCCCTATCGGTGCGGGATTCTATGGCTATAAAGCGGGTACAGACTCAGGGGGTGCCGCAACGTCAGTTGCAGATCGTCCAACTGGCTCAAACGTTGGTCAGCTGATGACAATTCCATCTGGGCCGACTGGGAAAGCGGCTACTCTAGCCTTCCCTTCTGACCAGACGAAGCTGATGTATCAACGTCCGAGTGCTGACGGCACCACTGTAACGCCGTGGATCCCGATCTACTCTACGGAGAACAAGCCGACGCTGACAGAACTGGGAGCTTTCGACGACGCCAACGTACCGGCCGGCCGTGAAGGTGATGTGCTCTTCGTTGATGCAACGGGATCTAAAAAGATGTCTCCGGAACAAGTCGTTCAGGACGCCCGTATCGTCAACTCTGACGTGACGCTGGCAGCAGAGAAAGCGACTATCTTGACGGCTGGCGATATCTTTGCCAAGTGGGGCCGTGTAGGCCTGACGAACGCGAGTGGGGTGGATGAAACCCAGTCGTGGACCTTTAACGCCACAACAGGATTGATTCAGTGTACGCGTAACACGTCAGGGTTGACCGGATTTATCTCTCCAGGTCGTTTTGACAACTGGTCTCTGGAAGCCCAAATGTCTTCGACGGACGGGGATGACGACTCGGTCGGTCTGATCCTGGCAGTTACTCAGGATGCCACCAACAAGTACATCCTGGCAGCCTGTCGCTCTCCGGGTGGTGTGGGTGATCAAACCTGGGGTGTTAAAGTCTTCACGCAGAACGCCGCGGGAACTGCTCAGTCTGTTGCGGATATCACGAACAAGACGAGCCTGGTGAAATGGGGTAACGGGAACTACGGTGCGAACGCTGCAGCGGCCGGTTACGTGACCAACACCGCCGGACAGGGATGGAGTGGTTTCCCACAGGGTTGCCTTATCAAAGCATCTCGCGTCGGAAGCACGATCACTCTGGACACGAGTGACCTAAACTCCAACACGTACATCGCTGGAGCGACGATCACTCTGGACCTGACTACCGCGGCACTGGCCAAGTTCAACGACAAGTCATCTTACGGTTACTTCTCTTGGTCACAGAACGCAACGACCTTCACGACGCTGGCGTCATCTTCTGGTGACAACAAAATCTACGATGCCCGTGACGGTTCGGTCTGGTCTTACAACGGCACCGCGTGGTCTCTGACGGCTGGGGCTTCAGTGTTTGTCGACCTGGAAATCGGTCGCATTTACTCGAACCCGAGAACGAAGAAGCAATTCTTCCTGGAATCGAAGACGCGTATCAAGGATATCTCTCCGGCCATTTCTCCGGCCACAGTAGCGGTTACCGGGATTCGTACCGACGGAGATTCTGGATTGATTGAGCAGTGGGGGTCTATCACCTCAACGGCAGCCGGTGAGCATATCGTAACGCTGCCTTCACCGTTCCCGAACGCGATGTTCCAGGTTCAGGCGACACTGACGTACAACGGTAACCCGGGCTATGCGTCAGCCAAAGTGATCGACAAGACGAGCTTCATGGTGTTCTTTGCAGGAGGGACGGACGGAAGTTATGCCGGAGCGGCTTGGCGAGTGATTGGTAACTAAAAGAAAACCCCGAGAGATAGGGGTTTTTTATTAGAACAACTTACGGGTCGCGTCTCGGATCTCTTGGAGATCACCGACGGTATTCCGTTTGCCATTCTTGCAGAGAGCTTTGTAATCGCACCACGTACAGGCAGTCCCTTTGTTCGCCTGGAAGTTTTCCGCTTCGAGCACGACCTGGACTGCTGTCTCAATCTTGTTGTCCAACCACGTCGGCAACAGATCCTCGATGTTCTTCCCTTTGGTGTACGGTGACATGACCACCGCCCCGGCTTCCATGAAGTGAATCCCTGCCTGCGACCCACGGACCTTTCGGTGACCGAAGTGATACAGTAAGTGATACGTGGAGAGCTGTGGCATGTGGAACTTCAGACCGTACGCCGGTGAGCCACCGCGTTTGTGGTCCAGGATGAGCACGTCTTCGTTCTCCATGAGAATCGGGAGGTCAAGGACGCCGCGGAAGTAAGCATCTTCAGCGAAAAAATCCACCGGTTCGTAGTTACGATTAACCGCGAGCTTGAGCTCAGGATCAATCGACGCGATCGGGTGGTTCTCCTCGAAGGCACCGATACGGCGCTCAAAGGACTTCAGGTTCGCGTAGTGCTTCTCAACGAACTCGAAACGCTCGGGAGTAACGGAGGCGATATTCTCTTCGCGGGCCAACGCTTCAGCCGCTGCAAAGTTATAGCCGGAGAACATGAGTTCCAGGATACGGTGCAGTGTCGTCCCCGTGTTACGCAGGAGAACGTCATCGGGATTCTCCTCTTTTACCACGACGAGTTTCACGCAGTATTTCAAGAAGAACTGCAGCGGACACTTCTCAAGCATCTTCAGTTTTGACACGGACCACGAACCGAACGATGTCGGCGAGATGTCAGTCACTAGCGGGACGCGAGCGAGTGCCTCTTCAAGTTCTTGCTTCTGACTCATGGAATCTCCTAAAAAAGAGAGGGCCCGAAGGCCCCCTATTTACTACACTCAGACGGTGTAGTTAGTCTGCTGCTCATCAGGTGCAAAATCTGGATCTGATGGAGTAGAGCTGGCTGGAGCCGCTACGAAGTCAGAACCTTCGTATTCGCCCAGCTCGTTATCTGGACCGCTGTTGCCACCGTAGGCCACAACTTTCAGCAGTTGGATTTTCTCTAAACGCAGAGAGATACCGACGCCGACGGAAGCCATGTTGTATGGGAACGCAGTTACTACGCAACGAGCGACGGAACCGTTACCCACACGAGCGGCTTTTACCTGCTCAGGGGTCATAGAGTTGCCTTTACCATCAACGACTTTCATCTGAATGTCTTCGATAGTGCCGTCTTTCTTGGTGATACGAGCTTTACGTTTCAGCTTCAGTACCAGAGTGCCTTCTTCAGTTTCCTGAGCGGTCCACGGCTGGTTATCGGCCAATTTGAGAATCTTAGGCTTAACTTTCTTCGCCTTCGCTTTCTCGTTTTCTTCTTCCTGATAAGCGGCCAGCGCTTCTTCAGCCATTGCTTTCAGCGGCTCAAACAGAGCTTCCATTTCACGCTGGGTCGGGTAGACGGTTACTTTGTATTCGCCTTCCGCGTTGAATTTGGTGTCTGGATCAACGATGTGGAACCATTCGCCTTTAGCTGCTGGGATGATGATACGCTGTTCGATTTTGTCAGTCATTCGGATTCTCCGTTAGAGTTTGTGTTTTGAGATGCAATTATCTCTGAAAGCTCGGCGAATGTCAAGCCCCAAGTTGTCTGAATACGTTCTGATACCAAGCCTTTTCGAAATTCGGCAAGGTCTTCCGGAGTCAGAACGATGCGTCCAGATTTCTCCATAGTTGTTATACCCCAGATTTACGGTTTTGAGGTTCCTGGAAGAGAATCTCAATGGTGCGACCAGAACCCTGCATGGTGTAACGGCCACGGCGCTCGGACGGTGTCACGATGGTTGCACCGATCAGGTCCATTTGGTCACGGTCTCGATCGGGGTCATTGCTGTTGAGGATAAGGGCGACCACGCCGTTATCTCGCTGTACTGCTTCAATCTTGATCATGGTATTCCTCAATTGACTATTCGGGTTTCGCCGAGTACTATACTGCTATTAACCTGGAGAACACAATGGGCCTGACAAAATACTACGAAGAGATCTGCGACCGCTACCCGATTCTATCCCGTGAGGACGAAACGGTACTGCTGGCGACTTATTTCGATCCCGCCACTAACCCTAATGTAAAGAAGGCCGCTCGCGATAAGTTGATCTGCTCAAACCTCCGCTACGTGTTCAAACGGGCCAAGAAGTATTCCCGCGGTAACCTGGAGCAATTCGAGGACCTGATCGCAGCCGGAAATGAAGGCTTGCTTGCAGGTCTCGACAAATTTGATCCGACCTCGGGAGTTCGTCTATTGACGTACGCCGGCTGGTGGGTCATGCAACGCCAACTCAAAGAGATGTCCAAGTGGCGTTTGGTGGCTCTTCCCGCTCAGAAGCAACAACTGGCGACCAAGCTGAAGAAGCACATTGAAGGTCTCGATGTTGTCCCAACGCTGTGTGAGCTGCGTGAAGAATTCCCGAATGCATCCGTGCGGGATTTGAAAGAGCTCAGTAAGACCCAGTACATCACCTTCTATCTGGATAACATGAAGGAGGCAGAGATGCCAACGGTTAACCCGATCGATGAACTGGTCAACGAGCTCGAAGACAAAAGTCTCATGGGTGCAATTAACGCACTGCCTTATCCTGATAGCACAATCGTTAAGCTGACATACGGTCTGATCGACGGCACGGAGATGAAGCCGGCCGACATCGTGAAGCACATCAACGATCCTAAAGTGAATCAAGCGTTCGTCAAGAAGACGTTGGCGAAGAGTCTTGAGAGTATTGGAGAAGTTATGGAGGCGGGTTACGGGTTGATGAGTACTTCAGGGATGGACATGCCGTCCAGTCCTCTGGGGTATATCGAGAACGACTGATCCTGCACCGTGACTTGGCGATTGTCTACCGAGATGTCATGACCGAGCTCGGTAGCGATCGTCACTGCTGCGAAAATCCGTCCAACACGAGAAGAAACGCCAAAAGCCGCCATCGCCTTTTTAGTTTTATCCTCAATAGTCTTCCGCTCCCACCGGCCTTCTGGTGTCAGCGTTAACAGGTTGTCTTTCATCTCGATCTTCATTCTCTTCTCCGTTAGGAAAAAATTCCCAATTCCAAATGTTCATTCATAAGCCTATGAAGGATTCCGTTAGCCAACGTGGAAGATGGCGGCGGGTTCTGTTAATAAATGAGCGGAAGCGACTGTCTACCAGATATGTCGTCCCACTGTCAGTTTCGGAGCGTACTACTCGACCGAGAATCTGGCCAAAGACCACCAGTGTTTTCAGGTCGTACCAACCACGGACCGTTTCCATCATCCGCTTCACCACTTTGTCACCGACGTTTAAGTACGGTACCGAAGTCACGATTTGGAAGCGGGCACGGTCATCCTTGAAGTCTGTCCCCTGCTGGCAGATCGGTGAGATAAACACACCGTTGCCCGGGGCAATGAAGAAGCCCATCAGGGCCAGTTGGAAGTCTTCTGGCGTGTGGGTAACCGCACGATCACCGAGTGCGGCCTGCAGCTGGATGGCCTTGGCGTAACTCGACACGTGAATCAACCCCTTCTCCCGAGGATGATCATCCATAATCTCACGACAGACGTCGACCAGGTGGCCGAAGTTGTTCTCCCAGACTCGGGCCGACGTGTCTATCGCGTTCGGATGCAGGATCACCGGACGGTTCGCTACTGGGAACGTGGAGTTCACCTTAACGTGTGCCGTCTCCCTGGCATCCAGACCGTTCTCCCAACAGAACATGTTCTTGTTGTAGATCGTCCCCGACATCAAGAGGATCTTATCCCCGTGATCAAGAATGAGCTTGCGGGAAGCAGCGGCCACGTTCAGCTGTCGGAACTTAATGACGGTCCCACCAGGCAAGACCTTGAAGTCTACCACGAAGGCACCGAAGATAGATTCCGCGAGGGCTTCAACCTTCAGGTCATGGTCCTCGAGATAATCACGGAACTCTCGAGTGTTTGACCCGATCGGTCGGTTCTGCGGGGCGTGGAAGAAACGCTGCCAGCGAGGCAGATCCCACTGCTCCATCTCGCTGTCCTCATTAATAAAGATCCCGCGGATATAGAAGTCCTTCTCGAGCATATCCCGTACGATACCGGCCATATCATGACACTCATCAACGATCAACGTCGGGCGACGCTCGAAGCGGCCGGCGAAGTTCGTCTGGAAGATAAATGAGTGGAGGTTACAGACCACGTGCGGGGCACCGATAGCGACCTGAATAGCAGAGTTGTACGGGCAGGCAATACCGCTCGACGACTCACAGTCATCCACGTAGGCTTCTCGGCGGGCCGCCGTTGAGAAAGTCGTGCAGCGTCCGGTAGCACACATTCTCCCCGTCAGGAATCTGGTAGAGAGATTCCCTTCGAAGACTTCGGATTCTATTTGATGGACGGGAAGGTTCTCATTGCCCGGTCGGGAAGGATCGACGCAGGGGTAGGCCGAACGGCCTTTGAGCGTGACGACGTGCTGGGAAAAATCGTCAAAGTACTGGTCTTGCAGGCTCTTGCGGGGTGTCAGTAAGAAGCTCCGCCCTCGGGAACACCCGACGGCGAGAGCCATTGCGGACTTACCGGAACCCACTGGACTCTCCAGGATGATGCAAGAGTGCTGCGGCAGGATAATGTCTAACTGCGTTAGCACTCGGTCTTGCGTTTCTCGTATCGAGTCGAACGGAAAGTAGTCCTTAATCATAGTGACCTCTGGCTGTTTTACACACTTTTCTTATACCAGTGGTTTGAGCCTTCTGGAAAAGTCTACCAGGGTCGATTCTCGGATTACCATCTTGTTTTGCAGGGCGTTATAGACTTGTTCTTCGGCTTCACAGTCACCCAGAAGGACGTAATAGTCGACCGGCATCGTCTGACCGATTCGGTGGGAACGGTCTTGCTGCTGCAGGTAGACTTCCAGCGAGTAGTTCAACGAGTAGAACACGTGGGTGAACACCCGGGTCGAGACCTCAGGAAGGATCTCCTGGGCCCGATCGAGGTTCTCCGGGTTCGCCCCGAGGACGGTAATCCCGTAGTTCACCGACTTGGCCTGACAGACCAGCCACGAAATGCTCGGATCGTTGTTGAACTCACGGATAATCGCACCCGTCCCCTTCGTCCCGCCTTTGATAACCCGATGGGTCACAGAACGCTCTCTGAAGGCCGCTGTGATGAGCTCGTACTCTGCCTCGCAGTTGTACCACAAGATACCCTTGCGTCCAACCAGGGGGCCATTGAGGAGCTCAAACAGGGCATCGAGCTTCGGGTTCTCTTCGAACAGATATGTCTGGCGAGGAGACTCCTTCTGATCGTTCCCAAAGAGGATATCGTAGTAATCGTCGGACTCTTCCTTGTAGTACAGGAACCCGCTGGCGATCTGTTGGACTTTGGCCAGCATACCCAGACCGTTATCGACTGAGACCATTTCCCCGTTCGGCAACTCGTAGGCGTAGTTACTGACCAACCCGGAGTACATTCTCTTCTGTGCTTCGGTCAGTGGAACGTCAACGCGGTGGAAGTGCTTCGGTGGGAGATCCAACCAGTCTTCTTTACGCATGACGATCGAACAGGCCTCGAGGATACCGCGGATCTCCTGCACGTTCTTCTTACTGACGCCGATCGTGACCTCAAAGGACTTACCCCGGGGTTTGATCTTGATGCCGTAATGCTGATCGAACTTCCCGTAGGCCATACCGGTGAGGGCCGGCTGAAGAAAACGGATCGGTGCGAAGGCATCGAGAGCCGTGTTGTTGATCAGCGTGCCGGACATGATGACGCGGTAAGGGATCTTCGACCCGATCTTCAAGAGGGACAGCGTGCGGGTCGAGTTGTGCGTCTTGATGAGCGCTTCGTCGAGGGCAATGAAGTCAAACTCGAAGTGCTTCATCAAGTAGTCGTAGTTGCTGGCTTTGTCGTAGTTGATGACTACCACGTCGGCCGCAGCGGCCAACTCCAGGTCTTCCGCCATGGCCGCCGGGATGAACTTCACTTCCCGTTCTGCCGCTCGAAGCTTGGTGCGAATCTTCTTGTACTCGTCCGATCCCTCTTCTTCCTCTGCCAGTGCCGCGGAGTGCTTCTCAACCCGGGTCTTAGCGGCTTTGAACAGTGTCGGCCAGCTGGTGGACTGCAGCACGTACGTCTTCAGGTCCGGACGGTGCGTACCGGTCTCATCGACCCACACATCGAGCAGGGCTACCGGGCACACGATCAGGCTCTTCTTGAACTTCATCAGCTTGATGAAATCCAGGATGATCTTCGTCTTGCCCAGGCCGGGATCGAGCAGCACGCCGCCGCCGCCGTTGGTCAGCAGATACTGTAGAACGATACGTTGGTGCTTCATCGGATCTGTGATAAAGTTGAACTCTTCCGGAATCTCTCGGAGCGTCACTTCGTTCTTTAGCAGATCAACGATGCGTTTGTCCGCCGTCGTGATTGGCGTCTTGAGGGTTTTCTTCAAACGCTCGATGATATTCTGTAAAATATGGGGTAGACTTGGGGCGAAGCGTTTGCCTCGGACCTTGTAGAGGGCGGGGAACATCGTGATGATGGTCTCTTCCGCATTGCTCTCCGGGACGAACTCAACGTTCTGTCCGTCGGGAGTTAAGATAAGTTTCATTCGCCACCTTTAGTTAAACTATGAGTACACCGTTCCTTAGAGAGGATAACACATGTCTACAACTCAATCAAAATTAAAGCAGGTACGTTACTACACGAACCTGGACCCTTACTACGTTGACGTCGATAACCGTCCACTCAAGGATATCATGGATAACATGAACATCCTGGCGGATCAGCTGGACATCACGAAGGGCAGTTTCAACCGCGGCTCACTGGCGGCGGCATCTATTGGCGTGCAATTTTCGGCCAACGAAGGGTTCGTGGGTAATCTCTACTTCCCTGGTGGTTTAAGCCTGAATGTGCTGTTCGGATATCTCATCCAGTCCGTGCCGTACGATAACAACAACACGTTCTTCCGTGTTCCGACTATGGCGGTTCATGACTCACCGACCAACCTGACGAACGTCGCTGCTCCGGTAACTGCCGGCAAGAACATCAAGTACTTGCTGCAGGGTTACATGGAAGAGGCTGACGCCACGTCGATCGTTCCGGGTGTTGACTCACTGACGAAGGTCTGTCGTTTCGCCCTGAAGTCTTCAGGTGAATACACTGCGACGGGTGCTGAACCGATTATCTATCCAGATACCGGCAATACTGCAGTCCTGTCGTTCATCGTGAAGTTTGGCCAGACGGCGTTAACCGAAGAAAACATCGTGGGTATCAACTGGGTTGACCAGTCGAACATCTCGGATTTGGTCAACGGTCAGTCACAGACCAAGTTAGAAAAGGCTCGCTTTGCGAAGGCCCGTGCAAACATCACTGTTCCACTCGGCTCGAAGATTGTCGATCTGTCAGGGCGTTCTGACTTCGACTGGTCACTCGGCAAGGATTCCTTCGAGGTGTTCTTGACAGGGGTGAACCAGGTCAACTTCAGTATCGACCCGGTTCTCTTCCGCATTATCCTGGGTGGGGAACTGACCTACGCAGCAGACGTGCAGGTTGTTCAGACGAAGATCTACACGTACAAAAGCCCTACAGCTTAAGTAGTTGCTCCATAACCGCCTGGGATTGCTCGACCAGCTTCAAGCACTCCTCGGCGGTTTCTTCTTTCTCCGTCTCCGGCCCGTAACGCATCTTAGTGATCATGTCACGGATACTCGTCATGTTCGCTTCCAACGTCTTCAAGGGCATCCCCATGAGTCGCTTCTGCTCCACGTGAAAACTCGTCTTCTGGTACTGAGCCCAGAGCTGACGGAAGGTATTGTCCTTCGAGTTAGGATCGCGTGCGTCGTTGAGAATCTTTTTGGAGTCCATAGTTAACCCTAATGTAAAAAAGACCGAAGTCTTTAGTGGTTTGCCCCGACCGGTTCGTGTGATGGCCTGGTGTTGGCACCGACCGGGGCAAATTTGTTACTGCTGAGCGTTCACTGTGCGAAACATACGCAGGGGAACGATGTTGTTGTTATCCTGCAGGCTCAGCGTGCGTTGAGTAGCCAGACGCTCTTTGCGTTGACCGTAAGCTTGAATCGCGATAGTACCTGCGATGCCCACTGCCACGCCTGTTGCAACTGCCACACCCAATTTTACATTCGGGGAACTTTCTTTCAACTGATCGAGTAATTTGCTCATGAGTATTTCCTGTTATTCTTAGTGGAGAGGGAAAGGGGCCTTAGCTAGTGACCCCTCAACCGATTACTTAACGCCCAGACCCTGACGGATCGCATCTTGTTTGCTGACGGTAGACGGTGAGTCCACGTGAGCAACGCTCAGTACTTCTGCCATTGCACCAGCAGCTTTACGATCTTTGTACATTTCCAGACCGCGGTAACCTGCATAGCCAACACCAGCAACCGCTGCAGTAGCAACAGTAGCGATAACAACTTTACGGGTAGTACTGGTTTGTTTCAGGCCAGCCAGCAGGTTTTTCTTCGCTGCCGGAGCCAACGCATCGATTACTGCTTCAGTCGCAACGTCAGCCTGAATGCTGCTCAGACGTTGATCTAATTCACCAACGATCTGAGCAGTACGCTCTTGACCGCTCTCGATCATTTCCAGACGCTCTTCAACAGACAGAGTAGGTTTAGCAGTGTTCTTAGCAGTATTGGTTTTCTGGGTAGTCATGTTACTTTCCTTATGGGGTTATGGTTAATCTAATCTCTTTCTACAACCTTCTTATACCATTACGGTTTTCTGTTATTGAAAATCCGCAGGGTCGAAGACGTAATCGCTGCTGTACTTCGCAATAGCCCGGACACTGATGAAGATCGTGTCAGTGGAGAAGGTCTGGGTGATTACATCCATGCCTTCCAACTCTTTAATAAACAAGTCGATCTGATCGACGACCAATGGCACCTGACCTTCGAAGTCCGAAATGTTCTCGAACGGTACCGGCTCCAGGTCTTTCAACCACTGGATAACGTTGACTTTACAGTCATCGCTATCATTTACACCACAGAGTTCAACTGACGGGTTACGCACCCAGTAGCCGTTCTGTACGAAATCGCACTGGTTCAGACCGTTTACTTCGATAATGATATTCACAGAGTTTCCTTCGCATGCAGGTTACGGATTTGACCACCCTGAGCCAGAACTACGGGGACCAGGCTGTTGTTCAATTTGGTCTGAAGATCAGTCCACTTCTTTAACTCTTTGATCTCAATGCTATGGCGTATTGCCACCGCACCGAGTACAATAGCCGTACCAACTAAGGCCATTGTCGTTAATTGACTAGAAGTCGACGGTTCCAATTTCTTCAGTAATGACATAAACTATCTCCTATGTGGTTTACACAATACTTATACCAGGCCGGTTCCTGAGAATTGGATCGTCTAAAATCTTAGAACAACTAACGAGGACTAATCATGTCAATGTTCGGACTTAACCCCACCCCGAGTGGAATGTATGACAGCTACGAGGTCGGCCAACTGCCGAGTCCTTTCTTTACGCAAGCGAACCAGTTCATCCCGCGTAGCTTTCATGACATTATCAAGTGGTCCCGCTACATCACTACCCAGGCGCCGACTACCACCGAAGTGATCCGTAAGCTTTCCTCTTACCCGATCACTGAGTTCCTGACGGACTCCAAGAACGAGAAAACCATCGAGACGTACAAGCAGATCTTCAAGAGCATCAAGTTCAAAGAGAAGCTCTGTGACGCCGGTTTCGATTACTACACGCTCGGTAACGTTTACACGTCGATCTACTTCCCGATTGACCGCCACGTGCACTGCCCGAACTGCCGCTCGTCCTACGAAGTGAAGACTGCCATGCGTTCTGGCTTCGCAGCGTTCAAGAAATGGCAATTCGTCGGGGAATGCCCGAACTGTCACAACATCGTGAACTACAAATTGGTCGACACTAAGTCCCGTGACGTGTCTCGCATCAACCTGATCAAGTGGAAACCAGAGAACGTCTCTCTGAACCACAACCCGGTGACCGGAGAATCCGAGTTCTACTATCAGATTCCTGGCGACGTGAAGAAGAAGATCATGATGGGCGACCCACTGTTCCTGTCTACCGTGCCGTGGTCTATGGTTGAAGCCGTACGCTTTGGTAAAGATTACCTGTTCGATGACACCAACATCTACCACATGAAGTCCATTTCGATGGGTAACATGATTGATGGGCTGGGCATCCCACCGTTGATCTCTCACTACGGTCTGGTGTTCTACCAGGCAATGCTCCGCAAGGCTAACGAAGCAGTGGCGGCAGAACACATGGTTCCGTTGCGTGTTATCTTCCCGCAGCAGAACTCAGCGAACGCCGACCCGGTGGCCCAGATGTCACTGCGTGGTTTCGCGAAGCACATGAAGGGGACAATCCGTCAGATGAAGTCGGACCCGAACCACGTGCTGATCTCTCCGATCCCGATCGGTTCGCAGCAAATCGGTGGCCAGGGACGTTCCCTGTTGGTCTCCCAAGAGTTGCAGTACGCTGAAGAGCAACAGCTGATGTCCATGGGGGTATCCCGTGAACTGCTGTCTGGTACGACTAACTGGACGTCTTCAACCATCGGTCTGCGTCTGCTGGAAAACACGATGAACAACTACGTGGGCCAGCTCAAGGATATGATCGAATGGATCATGGAGAAGATCGCGTCATATCTGTCTCTGGAGATTGCCGAAGTGAAGCTCGTGCCGTTTAAACTTACGGATAACGAAGCACTGAAAGCGTCCATGATGGACATGTGGAAATCTAACATTTTGTCTGCATCTACCCTGTTAGAAGCGTTCGGAATGGATTATGATGAAGAACTCGAGAAGATGATGAACGATACCGTCTCCTCTGCTGAAAGCCAGGTCGAAACGAAAGACCTCGTCGAGAAAGCAATCTTCGCGAAATCCAAAGGCCTGGCGTCTGATAAAGACAGCTCAGGATTCGCTGACAACCGTAAAGAAGCCTATGACGAAGCTGCGAAGATTCTGCAGACTCCTCCAGAAGCTCAGCAGCAAGCTCTGTTGGCTCTACAGGCGAAAGACCAGACGATGTATCAGAGCGTTATGAACATCATCGAAAACCTGCCACCGGCACAACAAGGAGAACAAGATGGCCAAGAATCCGCTGGAACCAAGTAATGAAGGGAACGCAATGCCCGGGGTTACCCCGGCCGTTGATCAGTTAGGGATTAACATGGACGAGTGGCAGTACCGTATCGGGTACTTCACTATCGGGGGTGAAGACGATGACACGCTGCAGATGGAGTCTCTCCTGACTCGAAGCCTGCAGGGCAGTGTCATTGTGGTGGAGCGTAAAGACTCCATCTCGTCTGCCACCGGGATCTATACTGCCGTTGTAATCTACATGGAGAAACGCAATGCCTAAGACAGCAAGTGAATTGATGCCTATCTTCTCGTCACCGGTCGCAATCAACGCGGCCACTGATGACGCGATGCTCCAGGGTATCAAGCAACAGTTCCCTATCGAGACGGGTAAGTACACCCTGTCGGTAGAGGACATGCATGTCGACAAGAAGAACTACACCACGGCAGATGAGAAGGACGCGATCTTGAAGTCGCGTTCTCTGACGTACCCAATCCGCGGTACGTTGATGCTGCACGACCGTGCGACCGGGAAACTGGTTGACCGCGTGCAGAACTTCGCCCTGGCTGACACCTTCCACGTCACCAACAAGCATACCCTACTGTACAAAGGGAACAACTATTCCGTCGCCAACTTAATGCAGCTGCGTCCCGGGGTTTACACCCGTAAGACCAACAACGGCGAGCTGGAAACGAACATCAACACCGGTAAGGGTGCGACGTTCTCTCTCGGCCTGGATTCGAAGACCATGGAGATTTACTTCTCCAAGATCAACGGCAAGAACTTGCACATTCCGATCGCTCCGTTGATGACCAAGGGCTTTGGCCTGTCCGACGCCGACGTGATGCGTTTCGTTCCGTCTGACGTGTGGATGGCTAACCGCAAGATCACCAAGGGTAAGGAAGACCTGATCCTCGGCCAGCTGTACAAGCGTTTGGTTGACCGCAAAGAACAGTCCCGCAGTGTTTCCACTGAGGAAATGGGCGTGGCGCTGAAGAGCCGTCTGGCCGAAATGACTCTGGACAAAGAGACTACCGCGACAACCCTTGGGAAGTCCTTCGGTGGGATCGAGCCAGAGACACTGCTGCGTGCGATGAAGAACATCGTCGAAGTGTACTCGAAGAAGCGTCCGGAAGATAACCGTGACTCCCTGCAGTTCAAGCGTGTTCAGAACCTGCCGGACTTCATCGGTCGTCGTTTCGAAGCGAACAAGCTGCACCAGACCGTTGGGAAGTCCTTTGACCGCATCAAGTACAACCTGAGCCGAATCAATGACGCGGCCCCGAGCCTGCGTGAAGTGATCCCGGCCAAGCCGTTCAACAAGATTTACTCGGACTTCATCATCGGTTCTCAGCTGAGCTCTACGCCGGATGAGACCAACCCTGTCGAGTCTATCGAGAATGTCGGTAAGGTGACCCTAATTGCTGCCGGTGACGGCGGGATGTCCTCTGAGCGCCAGGCCACGACGGAGAGCCGTAACGTGCACCCCTCTCAGCTCGGTATCATTGACCCGTCCCGTACACCAGAATCGTCAACTGCCGGTCTGGACCAGCGTTTCACCATCACGGCTCACCGTGACAAAGAAGGTGGGATGTACGCTCGTGCCGTCGATAATCAAGGCAAGAAGGTTTATCTGTCTGCCAACGAAATCATGACGCACACCATCGGGTTCCCGGGTGAGAAGGACAACGGTAAGCCAATCGTCCAGGCTCAGGTTCACGGCGAGTTCAAGAACGTGCCTCGCGGCCAGGTTCAATACTGGATTCCATCCGGTACGGACATGTACACGATCACGACTAACCTCGTGCCGTTCCTGAACACCAACCACCCGGGCCGTCTGACCATGGCAGGCAAGGCGATCCCACAGGCGTTGTCCCTGACGAACCGTGAGACTCCGCTGGTGCAGACCGTTGCGGATAACGGCGAGACCTTCGTTTCTGCGATCGGTAAGATCGTGTCTACCGTGGCGCCGGTGACGGGTACCGTAGTGAAGTCCACACCGTCTCAGATGGTGATCAAGGCTCACGACGGGAAAGAACACACCGTCGACTTCGTGCAGAACCTGCCGTTCAACATGAAAGGCTTCCACGATGACGAACCTAACCTGCACCCGGTCGGTGCTCAGGTTGAAGCCGGTCAGGTACTGACGGACAACAACTACACCAAAGACGGCCAGTTGGCGATCGGTAAGAACCTGGAAACGGCGTACATGCCATTCAAAGGGTTCAACCACGAAGATGGTATCGTCGTGTCTCGCTCTGCGACGGAGAAGCTGCAGTCCAACCACGCGTACAAAGTGGAATACGAGATGGGTAAAGACACCATCGCGGACGTCAACAAGTACAAAGCAGCCTTCGCCGGCAAGTTCACTGCAGAGCAGCTCTCCAAGCTGGACTCCCGTGGCTTCGCTAAGCAGGGTGCCGTGCTGGAATACGGTGACCCGGTCTTCGCCGTTCTCGAGCAGCGTCAACTGACCGAAACGGACATGGTGCTCGGCCGTCTGCATAAGACGCTGGTGAACCCGTACCGTTCTGCTGCAGAAGTCTGGGACCACAAAGAAAAAGGTACCGTGACCGACACCAGCGTTGACGGGAAGAAGATTCGCATCATGGTTCGCTGTGAACGTAACCTGGAGATCGGCGATAAAGTCACTGGCTTCCACGGGAACAAAGGCGTGGTCTCAGCGGTTCTCGAAGACGACGAAATGCCTACCAGCGGTACTACCGGTAAGCCGTTCGACCTGATTCTGAACCCAGCGTCAGTAACGTCCCGTATCAACCTGGGTCAGATCTTCGAAGCTGCGGCCGGTAAGATTGCTCAGAAGACCGGGCAGCCGTACAAGACCAAAGTCTACGAAGAAGGCAACACCGTCAAGAACTTGATGGCTAAGCTAAAAGAGCACGGCCTGTCTGACACCGACACCGTTATCGATCCGAAAACCGGTCACGTGTACGGTACGAATGTCCTGACGGGGCCACAGTACTTCCTGAAGCTGAACAAGACGACCGATGCGAACTACTCGGCCCGTTCAGTTGGTGGCTACGACAACAACGCCCAGCCTACTAAGGGTGGTGACGATGGTGCTAAGGCCGTGGGTTACATGGAGTTCCTGGGCCTGTTGGGTTCCAACGCTCGTGCTAACTTGAAAGAGATCGGTACCGTGAAGTCTGAAGGTGGTGATCACTCTGACACCCACGATTACTGGGACAAGTTCATGCGTGGCCTGCCACTGCCGCAGCCGAAGACGACTTTCGCCACGCGTAAGTTCTTCGATTACCTGCGTGGTTCA